CTCTCTTGCTCCAGGCATTTGACCACCTGGTTGCATATATGGAGCTAACGGAACATTCATCATTGGAGGAATTGTTGCAGGAGGTATAAAACCCTCTCCTGCTCCAGGCATTTCGCCACCTGCTTGCATATATGGAGGGAGTGGAATATTTATCCTTTGTTGATTTACAGGAATTGTTGCAGGATTCACCGATGTAATAGCTACCAAACCCATTCTTACTAATGGATTTTGAGATCCTTTTATTGTTGCATCTCTAATGTCAGTAGCATCAACTGTAAAAGTTGTTGGTCTACCAGTTTGATCTGTTGCTGTAATTATAAAGTTTGCCATGATTACATCCCCATTTGGTTAAATGTTTGTTGTTGGTCTATTGGAGTTACTATTCTCCTAGTTTTCTTTTTTTCTTTTACAGGTTGTGGTTTTGCCACATCTTTAAAGCTGATTTCAGTTTGCTCAAAGAATTTCGTTACCATTGTATCGAACTCATTAAATGCCATATCTATGTTTGAATTTTGTTTTGCCATTATCCTAATCCTGGTGGAAGATCACTTGTAGGAACTCTTCTGTTGCCAGTTCTCATTCCTGCTATTTGTCTTCCGACTAATTCCTGTTCCCTTAAACTTCCTGGTATTACAGGTCTTGTGCTTGTTTCAACTCTTCCCCTTTCTGTTGCTGGGGATCTTGCTGGTTGATTTACACTTGAGAAGTTTCCTGGGTTTGGAAGTTGTGTTTCTCCTTGTGTTGCGAGTATATTTTGTGCAATCTGTTGTGCTTCCTGACCAGTTGCTGCCCCTGTAGCTTCAACTATCTGTTCAAGTAAAGGAACTCTTCTTGCTGCTTCACCTTGCAGTACCTGTTGAACCTGTTCACTTTGCAAGAATGCTTCTGCTAGTAATTTTGATCTTACTTCCAGTGCGTTGGATACACCTGCTTTTCTTAATGCAGTATCATGATCAACAAACTTGGTTCTCCATAAGTTATTCCACAGGTTAAGTTTTCTTTCCTGTTCTTCAGGTGAAGTTGGGGTAAGTTGAACCATGTTGATTGTATGACCTCTGATATCGCTTGGTCTTATCACTGCATCAAGTGGACCTGTTTCAGTCTTACCGAATACAGTCACCTTATCACGAATTACGTTTTCAACAATGTGTAAAATGATCGAGTTCCTGTCCTGTAGCCCTCTTTGTGCAGCTTCAACGTATGCACCAAAGTTAAGTGCTGCAATTCCTGCTAATACTGCTGTGTGATATCCACTTGCTGCACCAGTAGGTCTTTCTCCTCTTGATACGGCAGGAGCAGTGTTTGCTTCTATTGCCTGACTCATCATCTGTTGTGCAATTTGAATTGATGCAGGTGGATCTGGAGTTTCTGCTCTTTCTACACTTACGTTTTGTGGAAGAAAGTTTTTAGAGCCAGGTGATTCTTCGTATTGATCCATAACCTGTTCAGTGATTCCAGGAGGTCCTCTGAAATCTCTAGTTGGCCAAGCTGCATTTCCCACAATATCAAGATACTGTGATGCAAGTCTTGACTCTGCACGTAACATATCAAAGTTTCCATGCAGAATACCTCTGTATAGATGCTCTGGGTTAGACCCATCTGTCATAAGTCCTGTGTGTGGCCAATACATTGTAAAGGGCAAAGTTTTGTAGCCATGTCGCCTTGGCTCCATTGCCCACTTACCATCAGCCATGTAACAGACTTGTGAGTGTGTCCAGGTTTCCACAAATTCTACTTTTCCGTTTACAGGTCCTTCCCATTTTGGAAAGTGTGCTGCAACCCATGAAGCATCAATTTCATAAAAATACATAACCCATCTAGGGTTCTGGATATTATTAGTATCCCAAACCATCATTTTGGGGTTAACGCAGGTTGAAGTGATTGGCCAGTTTATATTTCTGTTCTCCAATACTTCTTCCAGTTTTTCTTTGTAGTTGTTCATTTCTTCATTTTCAGCAGGAGGTTCTGGGAAATCTTCCCATCTGTTTGCTGCAAACTCAGTTTTTTCAAATGCAACTCCATAAAGAGCCATGTGTTTAGCTGTTTCCCTGCGAGTAGGGGAGAATTGTTCGAGCATGTGATTTGCACCACGTAAAAACTTTTCTAATGTTTCTGCTCTTGCCTGACCTCTTGGTCCTGGTGGTGGTACTGATATATCTAAAAATTGTGGAGTAACGTGTGCAACAAGAGTATTTATTGTTGAGTGTCCTGTTCCAAGACGTAAAAGCGATCCAGTTTCTGGAACTGAAAAATCAAATTCGCTTAAATAAAATTCTTCTGCTTCTTCGCAGTTTTTGTAAAAAGCATCAAAAGCTCTTCTTTGTTCACTTAAAGTAGAACGCACCCAATCTTCAGATAATAATGGTTCATCTAAAGGATTAGCACCTTCTCTTTGAATCTCCTCTTCAGGATCAACTTCTGTGTTCGAGTACATCGAACTATTGTAAGACATTGTCATTTACGACTAATTCCCCTTTTTTCTCAAGTTGCTCAAGATTTCTTTCTCTCCTCATCTCTCTCCACTTCAGGATCCTTCTGCCCCTTGGCTTGTAGTTTTCATTCATGGGTTTTATCCCTGAAAACGACTTAGGCATTGTGAAACCTTCTTCGTTATCCGTTGCAGGATCACAAGCCATTAGTGCCAGGCATTCTGCATCTACCCAGTCATCATGTCCTCCTGACACAGTATAAAACTGATGACCCCTGTTTGCCGTTTCCCTGTGAGCAATGTCTTCCAGTTGACTTATTAGTTTAGACCAATTTTCTGGAAATGCAACTGTTTCTTTTTCGAGTGCTAAAGCATAATCAAGAAATAGCTGATACTTTTTACCAGGTGTAAAGTTATATCCAATCACAGGAATAGATTGTTCCATTAACTCTCTGTACAGAACATCTTCTCCCATCTTTCCACCTAGACCTGTGGAGTCCATGTATATTTCCTGTATGTTCCATTTTTCTGCTTCACGTTTAATTGTTTCAACCTGTAAAGACCAGTCTGACTTAATTAACTCTACTGCATGAACCGAGTGTCGTGACTGTCTGTCCTTTACGATAAATAGGGTAGGGTCGTTAGTTCTTCCCAAGTCAAGACCTGCTACATAATCTCTATTGTCTATAGGTCGCATAAGTTCGACTGCACCTTTTGAATATGCACCTATAATGTTTCTGAAGAAGTTTCCTGCACCTTCTGGCTGGTTTGCCATATAGAATCTCTCCCATATACTTTCTGTCAGTGCTGCTTTTTCTTCGTATATTTCCTGTTTATCTTCTTCTGTTAAATGTGGATTATCAAATGTTGATGCGTGAAAATACTCACGTCTGTTTGATTTTTTAGTCTTTGCTATCTTACAGTTTCTTGCAAACCAATGCTGACTTGATTCAGGTGGCACTCCTTCAACTATAGCTCTCCCTAATCTACCTGGTGAATTAAGCGTAGGTCTAACCTTATTCCATGCTGTTTCCTTTATATCCTGCGATTCTGCCATGTGTAAAAAGTCAAGACCAACAGTCTGTAATCCTTCTGGATTGTCTGCCGATTTCAGTTCCCAGAATACCGATTTTCGCCATCTATTAGGTAACCAATTACCTTTTTCGTCTTTAAGGTCAAGCCATACATGAAGATCATCTTGTTTAAATCCACCACCTCTGCCACCAGCCTGTGATGCTCTTCTTGTTTTCCTGACTAAGTGTTGTGGAATAAAAGCTTGCATTTCATTCCATACCTGTAGCATTTGTGATCTTGTTGGAGCAACTGTCCATATATGTATTGGTGGAACAAGTCCTGCCTGTTCAGCAGTCATTTTTCTTTTATTATTTGCAAATTGGACAGGAGTGATTGATGCAATTCTTATCTGTCTAAGAGCTTCCTGTAATGCTCCTCTAGTCTTTCCTGCACGTCTTCCAGCCTGTACAAACTTAATCTTTGCATTGGATACGTGCATTTTTTCCTGCCATGGATATGGCTCATACTTCATCATAACTAAAACTCTGGTAATCCATCAGATCCGTATTCTACTTTTTCTGGAGCAACACCATTCTCCTGAATAATTCCTGGTTGCTTTGTAGACTCTGTAAAATACTTTATTTCTGGTCTTTCGCTTACAGGTTCAATTAAATCTATAAACCCTCTCGCCATAATCTTTAATGCAAAGTCAACACCAGCCCTGCCTTCAGCTTTAACTTTCTCCAAGTGCATAAACGATATTATCGAAGACTCACTTGCATATACTGCTTCCAGATGAGAGTTCTTAATCCTGATTCTTTTTGAGTTTACAAATAAAGGATATTCTTTTTCTTCCCTATATAACTCCAAGCTTTTAGAAAAAGATTCAACTGATTCAATCTTCTTCAACAATGATTCATACTTCCAGCCAAACTCCTCGCACATCTCCTCTAAAGATTCATCAGAAAAACCAAACACAGGTAACAACATATACACCTGCCTTAACTGTCTTGGCCATTCTTTCCAACCAGGTAAAGCCCTGATAATCTTCTTCTCAATCTCTGCAACACCCTTTAGTTGCTTTGCCTGTAATTCCTTACTGGGCATTTTGAACACCTTTAGGATCTAAAAACTGAACATTATTAGCCCTGACCCCATATACCTTCCTCTCAACTCCCTTGTCATCAGTATACTTCCTCGAATAAAACTTACCCTCTACGTATACCTTGGAACCCTTGGATATGTATTGATTCACAGATTCAGCCTGCCTTCCCCATACAGAAATATCAAACCACTCAGTATCATTCCTCTTCTCTCCACTCTTATCTGTCCAATTATTACTCACTCCAATCGAAAAATTAGTAATAGCATCACCAGACGGAGCATACTTTAACTCTGGATCTGCACCTAAATTACCAATTAACATAATCTTGTTTAACAAACTATCACCCTCCTTGTTAAATCACTAAGTCTTAATCATGCCACTTGCATTTACTCGCATAAAAAGTATATACTAATTAACCAAATAGTATAAGTCGCACAGTATTACAATAGTAAATCGACTCACCAAAAAAAGAGTAAAGACCTATATAAATACTTGCAGCAGGGGTCAAGCGATGCCCTGTGAAACAAAAGAGTGGTGCATGGTCGGTAGCTCCTATACTCCAAGTTTCTGCAAAGTTGAGCATCTATATACACTATATAAGGGGCGGGCTTTGCCCAAATACCAACCCCAACTCATCTACCAGGTGGAAGTGACCGAACACCAGACTCAATAACCAACACAATAATCTCGTACCTCTAACACTAGATTATTCACACTTCAACAAATCACAAATACCAATTCCTGATTAAAGAAGATTAAGAACAACATTGACTAATGACATCGACCACACTTCCACCTACCTATTACAATAACTTTTTCAACGCCCTGACTACCTCAACAATAATTACAAATACTGTCGGTTGCATCGACGCTAAAAAAAATAAAGTTTTTATACTCTATTAATTAAATACTAAGAAAAACTCCAGGATATTTTTACTAAAAAAACATGGGCATTGTTTTAAAAGATCCTAGCAGCACATAATAGCTTCAAGAGAACATCAAACATCAATGAAAACATTCATTAAGTACTTCCCTACTGAATCTTTTTTAATGTGCATATGTGGAGTAATCAGACATTAATAAAAGTAAGATATTATTCATGTAGGTATTGAAAATTATTATTAGTTTTGCCCTATTTTTTGAACTGATGAGCTAAAGATTTAAACTTAAACTCTATTATTTTTTGAAAAATTTGCATTTTCTTTTTCTATGTCTTATTATTGGACTGTATCAATAAAACAATTATCTAATTTAAAGGAG